TGTTGGCTGTTCTCGGCCTAATGACAATTTTACCTGCCTCTGTAGAACCATCCTGAGACTCAACTATTTCTGCAACAATATTGCCATAGTTAGTGTGGTTGCCTGCACTGTCTTTGCCGTAGAAATGCAGACCGCCTAACTTATCACCGTCAGCACCGTTGCCTGTGTTATTGTTAAACAAAACAATGTCGGGGTTGTCGCTGCCTGAAGTTCCAGAATTTTCAACAATTAACTGACCGCCATCGCTAGTGCCTTTTATCGTAACAGCACCTTCAACAACTAAAGCATGATCAGTGTCTCCAATGCCTCCAGCAGTAGTGTCGCCTTTGATTGTTAGTTTTTGATTTGCTAAAGTTAATAAGTCTATGTCAGCATTTACGCCAATTGTAGCAGGATCGGTTCTGGCAGTCGTGCCGCTACCAGTAGCATCGCCATCGCCACCAACAATGATACCGCTTACGCTAGGCTCTAGTCTTATGTTTTTAGCGTTGTCGTTTATAAAACCATAGTGCATTCGAGTAACTGTGCCTTGAGTAGTGCTACCGTCTAGTGTAATGCCCATGTAAGAAGCATGATCAACGTAATCATCACCAGCTACGACATCGTTGTAGTCTCCAGAGCCTTGACCATCGTCAGGAGTTTCTACCTTGCCTCTTAACTGCAACTTGCCCGAGCTTATATTTAAATCACCATTGCCTAACTGCGATATGTTTGCGTTTAAGTATTCTGTGCCTGCTGATCCAAACGAGCTATCTGCGTTATGATTATAGTTAGCTTGTATAACAAAAGCAGGGTTTCGCAGTCCTAATCCTTCACCTTGTTCATGCTCGTGTTGCTCTGAGTCAAAGATAATCCTTGAGTTGTTTTGCAGTGAGCCTCCTTTAGTATTTACAGTTCCGTCTGCGTCATAGTCACCATCGACTTTCATTCGCAAGTCGCCCTGTTTCATAATGATGCCTTTAGCGCCAAGTCCTTCTGCTACACTTGTAACTAAAGGTGGATCAATCGTGACTGTGCCAGTGATGGCTGCATTGCCGTCAATGTCTAAGCTGTCGCCTTTGACTTCGCCTGTTACGTCTACACCAGTGTCAGTAGTTTGTAGTTTAGTGTTTGCACCTTCGTGCTGAAGCAAAACAGACGAGCCGTTTGTTTCTGTCTTTAATACCAAGTGGCCTGTTTTTGATGATACATAACTTATGTTATCATTAAGGTGCGCTACTCGCAAGTCGTAGTCCTGAGCATTTGTTTTTTTAAGGTCAATGAATACATCGTCATTGCCACCTAATTCAATCGAGCAGTCTTGCTCGTGGTTAGAATCAGTTTGAGTATTGTGTATTCTTAAACCATAACCTAAACCGCCAATGTTGCCAGAGGATGCCGTAGCTCCAGAGTGTTGGGGATCTGCGCCATCGTAAGCGTTGTGAAGAGTAAGTTGTTTAGGCTGACCATCAACTGTCATTATAAAAAAGCTTTTGCCGTCTAATAATGAAATGTTTGTATTGTCAACATATAAAAGCATATTGTCTGAAAAGCCGTGATCAAGATCAGTTGTTACTAGGCAGGCTGTTCCAGCAGACGTATTAGTAATAGTATCTATTGTCCGTGAGTTCTTAATTGGGACAGTGTATGCGCCTTCTAAGTTTAAACCCTGCTCGCTGTGAACAAAACGACTTCCACTTAATCCGCCAACCCTGCTATACATAGGGCCGTTAATTTCTACTGGCTGATTTTCATTGGTGTTTCGCTGACCAAAACTAATTAATTCTGATCTAAACAAAGCAATGTTTTTGTTTGCTCCGCCTTTTATGCCTTGGATCATAAACTTAGCATCTTCACTGCCAGCAGTCGCATCGGCTATTGACGTTAATAGTTTAATGTAATCAGTATCAGCACCGCCTCCATCTTCGCCTTTAAATATAATTTGTCCTAAGTTATCGTTGACTTGAGGATTTGCACCGCTTGTTTTTCTTTGGAGCGTTAAGGTTGGGTTAGCGTTTGCGTTGCTGTCTGAGTCTTCATGATAGACAGTCAAGTCTCCGTCTACTGTCGTTGCGCCTGTTAGCGTTGATGTGCCTGTAACGGCAACGCCTGTATTGTTTACAACAAATCTAGTAGTGTCGTTTGTTTTCATTGTAATTACGTCAGAGCCTGAGAAGGTTATAGAGGTGTTTGGATCGTCATCGCCTGTAATACTATCAAGGGCAATACTGCCTACATTTGTAAAGTTAGATTCTCCAAAATCAGCAGTGCCTGTTACTTCAAGATTGCCTGAAACTCTTACAGTATCTCCAAATATAAACTTGTCTGCGCTTTGATCCCAAGTAAGAACACCGTCATTGCCGCTTCCGCCTTCAAACGTAATAACTACGTCATTTGTATCGACAGCACCAAATGTCAAAGGGTTTGAACGCAGCGTAGTTATAATGCCGCCTTCGCCAGCAGTGCCGTCATGTGTGTGGCCTGTAGTAGCATTAAAGGCATTTACTATTGCTGTAAATTCTTCTCTAAATAAAGTATGCTGTATTATGCCTCCAGCTACTAAACCTGAGTCAGTGGATGACGTTATTTGTGAATATCCTGCCATTTTATTTTATCTCCTTCCAGACGGATAGTAATCCGCATATATGCCGTTAATTGTGTAAGAGTCTTTATTGTCATCGCTAAACAATCTAAAGTTCATTGTATAGCCGCTCCCTTGAACAGACTGCCTTACTAAAGGATCTGCTGTGCCGCCATAAATATTGCCCGCTACGTTTGGTGCGTTTTCAAAAACAGCTACTCCAAATTCAGCAGGAGCAGGAACCGTGTTCATTATTATGTTGTCAGGCTGTGGTATGTGAGCTACTGAGTTGTCATATCGTATACGCAAAGTAGGCTGGACGTTCCCTTCTGGACGCATTGAAATCTTTAAGTAGTTTAAAGTCTTTCTTGTTCCCGCATCTCCAAAATCTAAGAAAGGTGTCTTATAAGCTGCAAAAATATTTTTTTTCGTGCCTGCATTATAAAAATCATTTCCAACCTCATGAGTATAAATATAGCCATCTTTGTCGCCATGATAAACTGTCTCTAGTCCAGTGACAGGATCAAACACAGATTCGATAGCAGTGCATTGTATGCCTAAAGTCTCTGACCACACAAAGCCTTCGTTTGTAATAGTTCCAATTATTCCTTTACTACCTGACGGATCTTCTCCAGTTTTTTTTGTGTAGAACAAACGATACTGCGCTTTTTCTTTTATTACTACGCTTGCAAGTGTTAAAGTATTTAATTTTTTTACAATGTTGTCTCTAACTAAAGTATGTATCTGGCGGCTTACAGACCCTAATTCAGTGTCGCCTATTTTTTCTGTGCCTGCAAGAGTTCTTATTCCGTCAGGAGCTAAGAACACTAAGTCACCGCCTACTTCTTGAATAGTCTGAAAATCAAGGCAACCTATATTTTTTGAAATAGGTTGAACTGTTTGATTAGCCTCATCTCCAAAAGCTGTTACTTTATGTATGCTGCTTTCACAGAAGATAATAACATCGCCTCTAAACGATTTAAGACCTGTTACTTTATCTTCAACTATAAAAGAGCCACCGTTGCAAACATCTGTATTTTGGAAATTAGGAGCTGAGTAGTAAACTGTGTTAGGAGAACTAGGATCTCCTGATAATAATAATCTTGTTTGATGCACTTCAGAAAACTGAGGATGTATGTTGTTGTCAGCATCAGTTCTTGCTCTGCCTACTGGAATTTCAGTGTAGGCATAAGTTCTTGATAAAGAATTTATAGCGTGATTACTGCCTCCTGTTATTTCAACAACTACAGGATCGTTTACGCCATCGCAAATAACAAGCGATCCGTTGCCAGCTAAAGAGCCTTCAAAGTGTTTAAAATGAATCTTTTCTTGGTTTGTTCTAGGATTTGGATTATTTGATAGAAAGTGTGTATGCCCAGAATAACTAATTGTTGACGTAGATGATATTCTGTTTAACGGAACCCACGAAGTGCCAGAATCTGCTCTCGATACAAAATATAAGTTAGTGCCTGAAGCAGCAACGCCTCCAGCAGCGTAGCCTGTAATGCCTAATATCTTGTCTGTTCTTATAGCATTTGAATCTGTATAATCTACTATCCTGCCTTTGTTTGTGCCAGCAGTTAAGCCAATGCCTTCATGACCGTTTATTCTTCTATAACCACCATCAGTATCTATTTCAAAATTAGTTAGCTCTACAGCCGTGCCTGCCTCAGCTTGAAGCATAAACTGACTTTTATTAATGTCAAGGCCGCCTTTACAAGCAAAGCCAAACGGTTGCGTTTGCGCCATCTTAAATAAATCTCACTCTGTCGTCTGTAATGTAAGTAGGCGTAGGTTCTAGTAAATTAGAACGCATTTGATCGTATGACTTTAAATAGTCTTCCAAAGCAAAAGAAGCTGCTTGAGGATTGTCTTTAAACTGCCAACAGTAGTAACGAGCTTTTGCTAAAACTACGTTAGTATAAGTGTCTGGTACGACAAGAGTATCAGTATAGTTAGAAAGCTCTGTAGGTTGCGTCCACGCAAAAAACCATACTTTATAAGCTTTATCGGGGATAGGGCTAAGGCCAAACTTCCTAGAGTCTGGACTGCGTATAACGTGCGTAGGCTCGCCACCTACCGCTTGGTCTGCATCGTCTGCGTTTTCTGTTTCTCGTCTAAAGCGAGTCCAATCTTCTGTAGTTGCAAAATGCAGGTTCTTAGAAACGTAGGGAGCTGTTTCTCCGCCTACGCCTACTGTAGTAAGATAAAAATTATCCCAATCAATAGAGCCATAGTCGTCTTGAACCGAGCTGCTTGATGCTTTGAGTTCGTACCAGCGTGTACCAGCTACAGTGTCTACAGACACGTTACCGTACATAGGGTCTGATGCTCCGCTTTCTGCTACAGCAAGGAAAGGCCATTGAGGTTCGTCTAATATAATATCTAAATAAGATCTGTTTATGCAGTCTTTTATATGCTGCTGAATGCCTACTGCATTTACAAACGAGCTTGCAGTCAAGGCTACTTCATTCATTTCACGAAGAATAATATTTGTAAGTTCTAAAAACGTCTTTGCCATTTACTTAGCCTCTTTTGTTTTCTTCGTGCTATTAAAAATTCTGTCGTAATTATCATTATAATTTTGTCTTGCATCTCCGCCATATGAAGAAGCATTTAGCTTTACTACTTTTCTCATTTTTACACTTACTGGTTTATTAGATGTTCCTAATATATTATGTGGTTTAGACATTGTTACTCCTTAAAGATTGAGGGGCTTTTACACCCCTCGCACTTAATTTTATTATTAGTCAATAGCAATAAAAGCTTTTGCTAATGCTTCTGGTCTTAATACTTTACGACCAAAGACATGTAAGCCTCGACAAATGTCACCAAAGCTAGTAGGATCACGAAGAACCTCTGTGCTGGTGATTGTTTGAGCAGTTGCTACAGCAGAAATATGACCTGCTAAAATCTGATCAACTACACCTGATTGAGTTTTTGCAGGTAAGTTATTAGACTTATACATATCAAAGCCACGCAATTTACCAGAGCTTACTAATCCATTACGGATTGAGCCTTGTCCTGCGTTAAAGTCTACAGACATTAACTTAGAACCTGACTGACTTAGTTGCTCATAGAATGCAGGAGAAGCTACAAAGTAACGTCCTTCTTCTGGTACATTAGCTTCATCAAGTTTTAATGCTAAGTTAGCCATTAAATCAAGAGGATCTACAGCATCAGTACCAGTAATATCTACTGGCTTGCTGTTTGTGTTTGCTCCTGCAATAGTGTTTTCATTTGTACCTGCATCAGCGCCCACAATATGATCTGGGGTAGATGCAGATACGCCTGCAAACATAGCTGCTAAGACATTTGTATCAAACGCATCTTTAAGAGCGTATGCTGCTGAAGACGAAGCAACTTCTTTAAAGTTTACGTGAGACATTTTAGTTTCAATGTCATCTACAATAAATTTAAATGCGTTAGCTTGGTCAACAACCATTACAAGTTCTTCGTCAGTTAAAGGAGTTTCAGTAGTATCAGCATTACGAGTGTAAGCATGAACATTAATAGTTGGTTCTTTGATAATGTTTACAGAATCACCGAACGTAGAGATTTCGCCTGCGTAGTCAGTGTTTGTAATTGCTTCAACTACCGAAGCTTTACGGAAAAAGTTTTGTACCTTTTTCGAGTAGACTTCTGGTAAGAAGAAACCGTTGCCTTGACCTGTTCCACCGAGGTCAAAGTTACTTGTGGCAGAACCATTGCTGCCTGTTTGAAATTTAGCCATGATAATGTTTCCTTATATAAAAAGAGTTAAAAGTTTTAAGAAACAACTCTTCCTTCCATAATGGCCTGATCTATTTCTTGTTCATACTTGTCATAGTCGGCCATAGAAAGAGAGTTAATTTCTTTCCGAGTCCAGATCTTTGCTTCTTTAGCGTCTACCGAAGTTGTTCGAGTAGATACCATGTCTGCGGCAGATCCAGAAGATTGCGACTTGGATGCAGTACGTCTAGGGCTTTTAGTAGTGATGCCAGCTTCTAGCTTATAAAGATCAATAGCTTTGATTGCAAGCTCTACGTTGTCTGGGTTCTTGTAGATCCAACCTTGAATTTGCTCTGGTTGAGTCTCTGCCCAAGCATGAAAGTTATCGTCCTGCCTAATTTCATTAAAATCAGGATGGCGATCTTGTAGAGAGGCTTCAGCTTCTTTACGTGCAATTCCTTGTTCTCGTTGTTGAAGAACACTTAACTGCTGACGCAAAGCTTCTGTTTCTTCTGCGGTACGCATGTGCGCTACAGTTTCTACAGTCTCGTACAAGTCAGGGTATTGTTGTCTAAACGCTTCAAGATCTTCTGGGCTTCTAGGCGGAGCGTAGTCAGAGTCCCCTCTACTATTCGCTGCTGCTGTCAGTTCAGCTTCTTTTTGTTTAAAACTAGCTACCTTTTCATCGTAGTGCTTTTTTAAATCATCGTATCGTTTTTTATAGTTAGTTCTTGTTTTCTTCTGCGTTTCTTCTTCAGGGGCTTCTTCCGAGGTGGCCTGTTGAGAATCATCAAAGAATAAAGAATCAGCATGTCCTCTATTTGGAGCATCTGGCGTATGCCAAGACTTATCCTTATTATACGGATTTGCTGTTGGTTCATCTACTTCTTGTTGCTCTACTTGTTCTGTCATTTTGTCGCTCTCCTTTTGGGGCTTTTAGTCTTTCAAGGTGGCTATGAAGTTAGCTAAACATCATAAGGGCTTGAACTTAAAAGGTGGCCTCTAGGTTTATATGATTGTGTAAGGGGCTGAAATAAAAATCAGGTAGCCTTACGGTTATGCGCTAGGCATCTGGTTCGCATCAAGCATCATAGTCTTCAACTCTTCACTCATGTCTTCGTCATCCTCAAACATAGTTGAATCGTCTTCGTCATCTGACACCATGCTACCATACGCATAGCCGTCTCGCATACTTCCTCCATATGCTCGACCTTCTCGACTGTCGAACTCAGCTTCGGCTTGATCCATCATCATTTGAAGATTATCTGCGCCTAACTGTTCGACAGCCTTTGCGGTGAAAACAAATTCACCGTCCGATAACCTAGCAGGTATCGAATCTGATGTGCCAGTACCGATGCCTTCTACAGCACCTGCACCAGAAAATTCTGTTGCTGTGTCCATTACTCGATCAAAAAGCGTAGCAAGCTTAGCGTCTTGCTCAAGGGCAGATGCTAAGTAGTCTTGATCTATAGGACTCAACGCTTCGTTTAATACAAACTCTTCGTACTTTGCTTCCATTTCACTGTCTGGAAGTTGCGAAGCTTTTACTGCTTCCATTTCTTCAGGCGGAATATTTGAATAAGTGTCTACAGGCATACCACCTTCGTCAAATCCAAATCTACCGATTGATTTTATAAATTTTTTGCTGAATTTTTTTCTTCCAAAATTAGAAAAAGCTTGTCCTTGCTCTGGCTTTGCTATTTTTTTAAAACTTCTTTTTACTTTTTTAAAAAGTTTAGTTCCTTTTAGTTTTTTTAACTGTTTTTTATTTCCAATACTCGGAGTAAACTTATTTCCAAAAATACTTAACCCAAGTAAAGGAGAAGTATTCCTTACTGGCTTTCTGCGCTTTCCAAAAATACTCATAAGTTTTCCAAAAAAACCACCTCTGCCTTTATTTCTTTCTCTTCGAGCAGCGTTAGGAAACTTTTGAGCTACTACGTTTCCTAGTTTTGTAGCTACGCCTACTTGAGTTTGGCGAGCAGCATCTCCCTGCAACATTGGATTTCCTGAAAACTGAGCCGTAGCCATTGCTTTTGCTGCGTCTGCTTGTGCATTAGATACTAATTTTTTTGTGCCTTGTGGTTGTGACTGTTCTTTTATTCTTTCAGCTAAGCGACCAAAGATCCCGCTAAAGCCTCCTCTTAGCTTTTTCTTCATTTTCTTTTTGCCGCCAACCATTCTACTAATTTTTTTAGTAAAACCGCCAAAGAAAAACTGTTCTCTTTCTTCTGCCATGTCTTCTTCGATTTCCATCTTAGAAGCTTTGTCTATGCTGTAGACTTTATCTTGGAATTCAAAAACAGGAGAGTCGTCAATAACTGCGTCTACAAAAGCATCTTCAAAATCTTCTAATTGCTCTTGCTTAGGCGGCTCTGTGTTTTCAGAAAACCAAACTGACGCAAGGACAGGTACGGGTATGTCTAGTTCGTCATCAGCGTCCATTTCTGGATCGTCCATTATTTCTTCTGCGCCTTGCATTTCTGGAGTACCACGATCAGGAGTCGAGAGAAGAGTGTCTTCCGCAGGCCCACGATTAATCCGATTAACGTCTTCTTTAGCTGCTTCTAGCAAAGAGTCTGAACCCTCTACAGCCTTTTGAGCTACAGAACCTACTGCGTACTTGACCTTCATTTCTTCTTCGTTTGGCATTTTATTTAGTCCTCTATTCTTTTACGAGCTTCTAAAACTTGCTCTTTTAATGTTAATAAATTATCCAGAGAATTCACTCTCCCCTGCCTGCGGTACATTTCCTGTTCCGATTGTGCCATCACCAGTGCCTGTAACTCCAGCGTCTTGAGATTGTTCAGGTGTTCCTGCACCGCCTCCCATACCTGCTTGTTGTTGGTCAGGGCTGCCAGCTTGGCCGCCAGTTGCTTGTCCAGCATTTTGCGCTCCTATAATTTGTGCCGCTATCTTAGCTTCTTCTGGATCATTGAGTATCTCATCGGGATCAAGATCTAAACTATAAGCAAGCTCACTTACTATTTTAGACATCTTAACAAATGGAGCAATGGCAGGGTTTTGCGCTGTTTGTAAGAAAGTTGTTAGTCGTTGACTGCGTACTTCTTTTTGCATTAGACTATTTGTACCCATAGCTTTTACTTCAAGGTCGCCTTCTATTTGCAATGGGCCTTCAAAGAATTGCATGTTCCATTGAAAATAAGCTTCACCAAGAGGCTTTAACAAAAAATCGTCTAAGTTTTTAACTACTGTTTTAATATTTAATGACGCTGCACCTAGCAACATAGACATTCCTGACGCAGTTCGTGTCATGCTTTGTACGCCTGTTTGACCATGACTGTAGCTTGGAATGCCTGTTTGTTCGTCTGCAAGTTGTCGGAACTTATCAAACATCATCATGTTTTCTTGAGATGTATTAGGAAACTTAATTCCATGTATTGCTTGACCGCCCATACCTGCTTGTCGTCTAAATACTTTACCAGCATAGATGTCCATTGACTGCCCGCCTACAAGCGCAGACTCGTCAACATCAAATACAAGAGAGCCGCTAAGCGCAAGGTTGTCAATAGCCATACGTGCATGGCCGTTCATGATCTGTTGAGAGTCGTCCATGTTCTCTGCAACGCCAATACCAAAAAAGCTGTACGGATTTTTTTCGTATGTAAAAGCATTGTAAGGTATACGATGCGGAGTAAAAGGATTTACAACTGAACGTAAAAGTTTACCATTGCTGATCCAAGCATTTACTTGTACTTCATCTAAATCGTCTATTTCTTTTGGAAGTTCCATTCCAGCTTCACGACAATACTCTGCGTCTATGATTCCCCAATATTCTAAAACTTCATACTGTCCTGAACCATAATCTTCTGAGCGCCTATCATCTTTTAATTCAGATTCGTAATCCTCTTCTTCATAGTTTGGCCCCATCTGCAAACACTCACGAATTTCTCCTTTATTAAAATAAGGCATCCTAGATAGCGCTCGTAGCTGAGACTTATTCATTTTGTGTCTGTGGCAAACAAACTCGCACTCTTCTATTGTTGTTGCATTAGGGTCTGGGAAAAAATCCCAAATGCTAACAAACTCAATACGTGGTACACGCACAGCTACAGGACTATAATTCCTGTCTCCAGTATCTTCGTCAGTATTCCATCGGCCTATTTCTTTATTAAAATTAAATGGGCCTTTAATAATGCCTGTGCCAAATAAAGCAGACTCAAAAATTGCATTGCGTAACTCGCTTGAGCCGCTTGATTCTTCAATCTGGTCGTGTATAAGCTTCTGCATTTTGCGAGCAGCTTCTTTAGCTGGAGAGATTTCTAAAACATTAGGGTCGGGAGAAGGCCCGTTTACAAAAGTAGCTTCTCCTTTTTTAAGTTCGTCTTCAAAAAAAGATTCGCCTGAGTCGTAAGTAGTTCCTGCTCTTAATGTTCTACCGTCTCCTTTGAATCCAATATCAAAAGGATCTATTTCTTTCTTTTCTTTTTTGTTTTCTTCGTCAGGCTTAGAAGTTTCTATATCAGCTCCAGACATATCTAAATGCTGATACGTTGAAATACCTTCTGGGATGTTAGTTTCTCTTACGCCTATTGGAAACTGACCTGTACCAAAGATTACATCTACAAGCTGACCAAAGGCTGCAAGAACTTTTGTCTTTGTTACTTTAATAAATACTTTAGACTTTTCAGACTCACGAAACTTAACGTGCTTAGGATATAAGCCTCTAAAGTTGTGGTACGCTTTCAGCCACCTGTCTTCATCATGATCTCTAGCATTCTTAGCTAATTCAAAACGATCTTCAATTAAACCTACAAACCTGTTCCTAACATCATTTTCTAACTCTAGCTTCATAGCAGTTTCGCCCTCTACTGGAGCGTAATAAATCTCATTGCTATTCTGCATTAATGTATTGTTATTATCCATTTAATATCCAAATGTTGTGTCTACAGGAGCGTAGCTCTGTTCTCGTTTAAGATCTCGCATCCTGTCTAAAGGATTACTCATACGAGGCCGAGACATTATTAAATATCTCAAAGCATCGTAAGCATGATCTGGCGCTTTTGTGTCTACGTCTTCTGGGTTTGATTTGTCCAGAGGAATACTTTGAAGTTCTCGTATCAGGTTCGGGCATGTATTAAATATTTGAATGCGTGGTCTACCGCTTTGAGTAATCTTCAAGTATTCATGGATTTGAATCTTTCCTTGAATACGGTTCTTATCAGCCCTTCGTAGCTTATGACCTGCACGAACAAGTGTTTCTCCTACTGTTGGGCCTGTTGTTCCTGTCCTATTCCAGCAAGCTGTGTCAAGCACACCTGAGACTGAAAAAGGATCTTCTAGTTCCATGTTTGTTATTAAACTTGCTAAGTCTGTACCAAGTAAATTCTTTTGATACAGTTCACGATAAATAACTAACGTGCCGTCACTTGGGTCTACTGCACCCCATACACAAGCTGATTCAGATGCGTAACCATAGTCAATGCCTTTTACACGCTCCCAGTTAATTGGAATGTCAAAAGGCGTAACTACGTGTAAGTTCCTATCAAACTCTGTAAAGGCTGCTCCCTCTGCAACGTCCCAGTTACCTTCCAGCAGTTGCTGACGCTGAGTTGGCGGCAGTGCTTTCAGCATCTGCTCATAGCGTCCATCTTTAGCTAAGTAGGGATTATCATCTAATCTCGCTGGAATGAACTTTCGTGTAAGGCCGTCAGAGCCTCTGTAAGCTTCGTTAGGCGGAGATGAGTCTATGTACCGCTTCTTTACCCAATGCGCTCCAGTACCTCCTGGATTTGCTGTGCAACGCATATAAGGAACTATCTCAGAGTCAGTTGTTCGTAAACGTGACGCTAAGTAGTTCCATGAAAATTCTGTTGGCAGATGCGTGATCTCGTCAAAGCCAATCCAGCTATAGGCTTGTCCTTGGTAGCGATATACGTCTGCATCTCGTTCGAGGAAGCCGAACTCTACTTTTGCTCCGCTTGGGAAGTTCCAAAGCTTCTCAACTTCTTTGTACTTTGCGCCTTTGAAGGCTTTAGGGTACAGCTCTCTGCTTTTGTCTATAAGCTCTCGGAGTTCTGGCATAGACCTTCTAAGTATCAATGCCCTATGCGCTGACCTGTGTGCATAGCGCAGTGGGTCTACTAGCATTGCATAGGACTTACCACCACCTGCTGCTCCACCAAACAATACGTCTGTTTCGCTTGAAGCTAAGAACTCTTCTTGTGGCCCTTCATTAGCTTTGAAGATTACATTCTCGTTAGCTTCTGATCTTATTGACTTTGGTAAAGCCTCTAGCTCTTCTGAGCTAAGTACGCCTTCTTCTTTTAAAGCCTTGTTAGTAGTTTCAATTGATTTCTTATGCCTACTTATTTTATCTTGAGCCTGCTTTATCTTTTTCTGCTTATCTCGAACTGTACGTTTTGCAGCCTGCTTTGCTTTAGTTTCAGAATGAAAGTTATAGCCTCTTCCTTTAGACCCTTTTGCTCTGCCTGATTTCTTTCTTGGAGTCCCATCCACTTTCAGGATAAAATTACCGTCTGGATCTGTAGCATAATTCTCTGGATTAAGTTCCCAATCTGGCTTATCCAACGCTACGCTTCTCCGCTATCTTTTTTAAACCTTGATGACTTAAACTTCTTCCTGTTAAATGAGAAATGTACAAACTTCCTTCACGCAATGACAAGCTTTTGTCTTGAATCAGGGGAACTACTTCGTTTAAAGCCTCCAATTCTTTTTCTACAGGCTCTAAAGTAGTAGTATCTTCATCGTTTAGTTTGTAACCAAACGGTATTGTACTACTCGATCTCCTCATAGTCTCCCTCTATTACTGTTTCTTTTTTAGTCGGGAGTATAAACAAGCCGCCTGTACTATTTACATTTACATCAAGAGTTTCTTTCTTGCCCAAGCCTACACGGTCTAGGATCGTTTGAGCTGCTTGTATTCTTACATTCGCTTGAGGCACAGGAGCGTTACTATCCATTATATCTACTAGCTTCATGGCTGCTTTTGGTGCAGATTGAGCTAATATTCCTGTAGCAATCTCCAATATCTCTGATCTTAATGCCTTAACCACAGCAGGATAGCTGGATTCCGAATAACCAGCTAACTCTGCTGCTTTTTTCGGATCACCTCCTACGGTTGGTAAGTGTTTAAGGAACAATTCTTGTTTTTCTGTTAGATCTTTATTATTCATATTACTTATTATATAGCTAGTTTACAGTTTTGTCAAGTCTTTATTACTAAAAGTTCTATACTTACACTTGACAAACCCTTAAATAATCATTATAATAGATATTAACGTCCCCACCGTTATATAGTTATAGCACTCAACACACCCTAACTCACTTCCCTCTCCCCTTTGAAGCTCTTTAAAGCTGCGGCACAAACTGGTTGACACCTATTCCTACCCAAAATGTATAAGATTGAGTATATATAGGGGGGAGGGGGTATGGCCACCTGCCTACCCTCAAGCTTACACGCACGTTAAAGACTTTAAAAGTCTTGACGGACACCTCTGCATAGCCTGTAAAGACTTTAAAAGTCTTCAAAGGGCTTTAAAGCCTTTGGAGAGCTTCGCTCTAGTTTACAAATTGTGGAGCTTTAGAGACTTTTAAGATTCTTTAGAATCTTCTCGGAAGTCTTCAAAGATTTCAATGGCTTGAAGCATTAACTAAGCAGAGCTTAGAAGTCTAGTTAAGTTTATGAAGCTGATCAAAAAAACACCTTACTTTAAAACTTTAATAACTGTTTTAAAGTAAGGTGGAAGTTGGTTTATTGAATTACGATTCTAAAAAATACTTTTGAA